GACCAGCACACAAATGCTCATCCTTTACACGGTTACCCTCACAGGTGTCGTCGTTGGCAACACATTTGTTGCCACGACCAATATACGGACCGCTACCAGAAGCCAACTGCGCCCCACTGACGGAAGCCAAACGAGAACCGGAAACCGGTTCCCCATAATAGGCATGAGCATGAACAGAAGAATTAGCCATCATAAATGGCGTTCTGTTCCTCTGGGAGGCTTATTTATTGCGGTTCGCAGGCCGACGCTTCGGGGTGGCCGAAGAACGGTCAAACTTCTCAGGAGCCAAACCCATCAACTTGCGTTGCTGGTTAACCTTGTCGTGGAAAAACTTCTTACGGTCAGCCTTGGCTGACTTCACTTTTGCTTCCAAACGAGCCAATTCGTTCTGCATACGAGCCTTCTGGGCGTTCTTGCCAGCAACGCCAGCACCCATACGCTTCTTGTCCTCAGCAACCAAACGCCTCATCTCATCAGCCTCATACTGCCTAGATGGCCCCTTAGGTTGAGACTTTGAACGACCAACCGGCGGAGGTGCGCCACGACGCACATCTGCATTAGGTGAACGGTCCGGACGACCCATACTGGGTCCGTCCGCTTGCTTCAAGAAACGACGAGCATCAATCTCAGCCTGACGACGCTGGGCGTTGTCTTGCATCAACGCACCAATGGAACGGGCTGGTCGAGACGGACGCTTGGGAAGCACCACAGCCTTGTTGCTAGGGCCAACATTTGTAGTCTTGGGCTTGGGAACTTCCTTGGCTTCAACACTGGGCTTGGTCGGCTTCGGCGGTGTCTTTGGCTTAGCACCAGAACCGGCAGTGCCACCTTTTCCTTTGGGTGGCTTGCCTTTGCCTTTAACTTTTTCGGCAACTTCCTTGGTAATCTTTTTGGTGCCACGGGTTTTACTTTGTTGACCAAGTTGCTTAATGACCATCTTGGCGATGTCATCCCACGCATTACGCTTCTTACTAGCCATTACTTTTTCCTTGATGGGGTAGAGCCACTAGATTTCTTTGGCTTGGGTTTTACTTTTGCTTTAGGCGGAGACAGAACAACTGCTGCCGTAGGTATAACTTTCTTGGCACCTTTTACCGCTGCTTTAATTCCTTTACCGATTGGCATTGCGCCAATTGCGGAGTTTATAGCAACATCTTTGGGACTAGAGCCGTACCACCATTTTGCAGCATCCATCGGGACTTTTGCCACCGTTTTTACGGCACTTCTACCAGCAACATTGGCTCGCTGCTGGTTGTTACTACGCACGGTTGGCTTAACATCAAACTCCCGCAAAACACGGTCAATGATGTCGCCCAAATCCTTGGGTTTAGCAGCCTTCCGTTTAGCAGCCATTACTTGCCAAAACGCCCGTACTTGTCTTCGTGCTTACGCAACTTCTGACGAGCAGCACGACGCTGCTCGGGGGTACCACTCTTGGTGGCTTTACGCAACTCAGCCTGCTTAGCCGACTGACCGGTAAATTCCTTCTTCATGCCACCCTGAACCTTCTTGGCCTTAATGGATGCTTCGGCACGCTGCTTACCAGTCGGTGGCTTCTTGCCTTTTTTGGCTTCCATATAAGAGTTATAACCCTCACCAGACTTGCCAGACTTTGCTTCGCTCACCTCAACAAGGCGAATACGGTTTTGAACCGACGCTTTAGTTTTATTCTGGGTGGCACGACGGGCAGCAGCCTCGGCACCCTTTCGGTCAATCTGCGAAACACGCTTTGCGCTGGCCTCCAAGGCTTCCTTGGTGGCCTTGTTGCCCATCAACTTCTTAATAAGTTCACGGGCCAAATCATCATAACCCTTGGGCTTTCTGCTGCTTGCCATTATAAAACTCCCATAAAATGCGAATGGTGGGGGGCTTTTATCCCCCCACCATTACACACCTGTTCCCACTCGGAGAACTCCGCCATGTTAGGCGGTCTTGGCCGTCAACTTGCCTTGCTTGGCACGGTTACGCACGGTCAGGTTGCCGTAGCACATGATGAGCGCATAGCGGGCATCGAGGTTCTCTGGACGGACAAATTCCGTCTGGCTGAACCACTTGCCACTGTGACCGACGAGCGTGATGTACTTGCTGTTAAGGAAGTACATAACGCCTGCGGTGCAGTGCGTATCATAAACAACCGGAGCAGCCTTGAACAGCAGGTTCTGGAATCCAGCATCTGCGGTCTTGGTGTCGGTGTAACGGAGTTGTGGCTGCAGAAGTGCCTCATACTTCTCAAACAGTGTTTGAGTCGTAAGAACCATATCTGGGTGGTCATTACCCACCGACACAGTGTTGTAGGCGGTTGCCATTTGGGCAAGCGTCAATGCACCAGCGGTGTTGTTCTCATATGAACGCCACCAAGTATTGAGTGCGTCGGACGAGTCAATTCCACCAACGGTGTTGCCGGACTCAACAAGGTTGCCCAAGCCGTTCCAGTCCTTGTTGGTGTTGCCAGTGCCGTCAGCAAAGAACATCTGGTTAAAGCCTTCACGCAGCGATTCCTCTGCCTGCATAATCTTGGCCTCGAGCAGGTTAATGATTTCCTGCTCGCCATTGTTCTTGGCTTCTTCGATACCGCTGATTGCGATAGAAGCAGCGTACTGCTTCCAGTCGTACTCAGCAGCCGACATTCCTGCCTGAGGTGTCAGCGAAATCGGGTCATAACCCGAGTACGATGAAACGGTGCTGTTCTGCCCATAGATAAGCGGTTCCACAATCTTGGTACCACCATCGAGCATACGGATGCGACCCTTGTCAGAGAGGAAGTAGGTCAACGGACGAGCCGTGAACACATTGTCTGTGAGTTGGTCACGATAGTTTGCGAGCGTTGTTGAAAGCAACGCATCAAAGTTAACATTGCCTGCGGCCATGTTGTTATCTCCTTATATTAGAAGTTGGCGTTTAATTGTCTCTTGGCTGCAAACCAAGCATCGCTCAGACTTGTAATTGGGACAACATCTTCATCGGTTGTTGAAGCAGTGGCACTAGAACCCCCATCAACAACAGACGCTTGACGCTTCGATTCAACAATCCGAGAATCCTCGGCTTGTTTCATTTCGGCAGCCTTGCGTTGAATCTCCTGCTGTCTCATAAACTTGTCAAAAGCAACTTGCTTGTAAGTGCCTTCCAAGTCCGTGGAACCAATACGCATAGCAGCATTGATTACCTCGGTTACATCAAAATCCTCATACTTGGATTGCAATTTAGCAATCTCTCGCTCAATCTGCTGTTGAGACTGGTAATCCTCAAACTGTGCAATACGCTGGTCAAGTTCCCGAATCCGCTTTTCTTGCGGGTCCAAGTCCTCAAACTCGTCATCCACCATCTGTTGAGCCTCCGCTTTGGAGATGCCATAATGGCGTGCCAACAAATCAATGGTTGCTGACGGGTCACGCTCCAACGCAGACTGCAAAGTCGCTGCGAACTGCAACTGCTGTCGCTGCTCCGCCAACTCCTGTGTCTTGCGGGTGTAATCCGCCTGACGCTGATAACCAGCAATTGCCTCAGAAAGTGGAACACTAATTTCCTCACCATCTAGTTTCACCGGTATGCGGTATTCCGCATACTGGCTCACATCCAGACTAGGCGTTTCTGTGGCCGATGTTTCCTCACTTGAAACTTCGGGTGACCCAACGGGTTCCATTTCAGTGACGGGTGCGATTTCCTCGCTCATGTGTTTTTTCTCCTAGAGTCCGTAAAAGGTTGCTCTACAAATTGTTGATGTCGTTCCCTACTATTGGGGTGGCATCGGAGGCGGAGCCTCCGGTGCTGGACCCATCGGTAAGGCTGGAGGACCCGCCGGCCCAGTCGCCTGTGGCGACATGGGCGGAGGCGGTGGTGCGGAGACAAACTTCTCCGGATTCTTCACACCAAAACCAAACTGCAACACATAGGCTGCCAACTCTTGCATATTGACCACACCGGCACCAGCAAACGGAGCCATAGCGTCCACCATCTGAAGTGCCATCTGGCGACGGAAAGACTCGTTTTGGGGTTGCGTAGAACCACCAACCACCTCAAAGTCAAAGTCGCCCTCGAGATAGTCACGGTCAAAGTTAACCCAAACCGGTTCTCCGTCTTTGCCCATAATGCGTGCTGCTTGCTCGCCAGTCATAAACTGGCGGGCAACCATCAACATACGGCGAGCCACCTCGCTGATAGCGTGTTCAACCGTAGCCAACTTGTCCGCAGTGCGAGCGTTCGAAGCATCCTGAATCAGGCCAGCCTCCGTGGCAGTACGGCGAATCTCGGTGGTGCCACCACGCATAAACTCGGTGACACCCGACACACGGTCAATATCGCCAGCAATCAACTCAGACTGATTATAGAACTCAGGCGGATTGATGACCGCTGGGAAAGCAGACACCACATTTGTCA